GCAGTGCAGATACAGGTGGGCCGTGAAGTAGCTGTCTTCGCTGCCCTTCGCGTGAATCTCCGTGATCGCCGCACACTCGCCGAGCGCGCGAGGACCTGGGCACCGGCCGCCGTTCATCCGCAGATTTATTTCCTTCAGTACGTTCATCACTTCCCCTTCGCGATCTTCCGCACGTAGCGCGCGGATATGTTGTGGTCACGTCCCAGTTCGTTAGCATTGCGGCCGTTGAAGCGGCGCCGGATGTCGGCGTCGCGCGCGGACGTGTCCTGCCGTCGCCGGATGTAGGTCAGTTCGCTGCCGCCGGCACGGAAGCGCAGCCGGTGTTCGAGGCCTTTCCACACTTCGACGGTGACGTCGTCGGGCACGCTCAGGCGGCGGTGCTGGGCGGCGAGTTCTTCACGGATGACGTCGAGGAGTTCTTCGCGTGCCATGGTCAGCCGATCATCGATATGGGTGAGAAGAGGTCGCTGTCGTCGTTGCGCGGGCGCGACTGCGGCATGGGCGCCGGCATCGGTACCGGGTCGCGGCGGCCGTCGAGCGAGGGCGCGGGCTCATCGCGCTCATCGCGGGCGCGGGCGGCAGCGGCGATGCGTTCGCTGGCGGCCTGGATGGCGCCGGGGCTGGACAGCGCGCGCAGTTCGCGCTCGCGCCGGTCCCAGTCGTCGCGGTTGTGCCGATGCAGGCGCAGTTCCGGGTGCAGGGCGGCGGCATAGGAGTAGGTGTAGGTGTCCAGCGGCTCATTGCGCACGCCGGTCTTCTTCTCGAACCGGTTCTTTTTCGGGTTGTAGACCTCGGACACAAGGCCCTTGAAGTAGAAGTCGTCCAGATCCTCGCTCAGGTGCACGAGGCGATCGGCGATCTGCTTGTCGTGGTCGGTCGAAAGGCGCGCGTACAGCTGGTGCTTGATGGCGACCGTGCCGACCTGGTAGATGAGCAGGCCGCGACGGTCTGACTTGCCGCTGCGCTTCGTGTCTTCGAGCCTTCCCTTACCGAGCGCAGGCGCGTTGTTCTGCGGCGATCCGAAAATGCACATGGGCCGGGTAATGCGACCGCTACGAACGAAGTCCTTCACCGATTCCGTGCGGTGGCCACCGGCGTCGATGGCGGCGGCAAGCACCTGCAGCGTGCCGCCCCATTCATGTTCGATAGGTCGGCTGAGCAGTTCGACAAGACTGTCCCACACCTCGCCGGCCTCGGGATCGCCCGGCAGTTCGACGTAGTCAAGGGTCCATGAGGCCATGCTGCGGCCCCAGCCGGTGATGTGGACGGCAAGCCGGCTGTCCTGGGTGTCCACGCCCGCGGTGACTGCGAGCACGCCGGCCGGGGCGTGGCGAAGCTTGTAAGGCTCTGTCCGGTCCTTGATGAGGCTGACTTTCGCCTTTCGCATGGACGGGTCTTCATACGGCTCCGCCAGGCGGTCATTGGTGAAGGTTTTGGTCTTCTCCGGGTCGCCCTGGGCTTCGATCCAGTCCTGCGCCATCTGTGCCCAGCTCGGGCCGAGGTCAGGCTGGTAGTACAGACAGTTGATGTGGTAGCTGCGCATTTCCGCGTCGGGGTTCGCAGCGACCCAGCGGCCGAACGCGATCATCTGGCGTTTGTGATGCTCTTCGATGATGCAGCCGTTCTCGCGGCAGACGTACCAGGCGCGCTTGCCGCCTTCGGACCACTGCAGGCCCTTCCATTCCAGGTGCTGCATTTCGCCGCAGTGCGGGCACGGCACGTGATAGCGCCGCTGGTCACCCTTCAGGAACAGTTCGTGGATGCGGCTCACGCCCAGCAGTTCGGGCGTGCTGATGTACAGGCGCTTGTAGTTCAGCGGATAGGCCGAGGTGCGGCCTTCCAGCATCTTCATCGGGTCGCCGCCGCCGACCAGATTGCGGGCGAACTCGTCGACCTCGTCGACGATGAGCCGGAAAACGGTCGAGGACTTCAGTCGCTGCGGACTGCCGGCGTGCTCGATATTCAGTTGCCCGCCGAGAAAGTCCTTGAACTCGCGGGTGTTCGAGGCGTCGCGGCTGGACAGGCTGACGAGGGTGTTGCGCACCGCTTCGCAGGCTTCCAGCATGGGGTTCAACTTCTGGTTGATCCACTTGCGCATCGACACTTCGCCGGGCAGCGCGTACATGATCGGGCCCGGGTCGTGCTCCATGCAGTAGCCGACGACGTTGGTGCCGACGGCGGACTTCCCGAACTGGATCGGGAACATGAGCGCGACATCCTTCACCGGGCTGCGGGCGCTCATGCAGTCCATGGGCTCGCGCAGCGGCGGGTTGTTGTCGGTCACCCAGCGGCCGGCCTTCGCACCGCTCTTCGTGGTGAGGTGGATCTTCGCGTCGGACCACTGGCTGACCGTCAGGTTTTCGCGCGGAGCGATCGACTTCGACGCGATGCGGCGAAGCCGCTCGCGCACGTCGGCATAGCCTTCACGTGTGACGGGTGCGGTCTGCATCAGGCCTGCGGCGGGGCAGCCTCAGCCGCCCCGCTTTCTGCTAGCTGCCGCGGTACTTCGGCGAGTACGGGGCACTGCGCTTGCGGACCATCTGGCCCTTGCGCGTGCTGTACTTGCCGCTGCTCTTCTGTCGAGCAGAGTGGTTCTCGGCCATCGCACTTCCTTTCCAGTGGGTGGTTGAGGAAGGTCACGTCGGAATGCCCCACTTCCCATTCCGCGAACCCGTCTTTCGACACTGCCATGAGGGGCACGCCGTCGAGGTCGGCGGCGTGCGCGTCGTCGTACAGCACGCGGGCGAAGCAGGCGTGCCGGAACCGCGTCGGGAATTCGTCGAAGCGCCAGATGAAGGCGTTCGCCTCTGCCTGACTGTGCGCCCGCGTGTCCTCGCCGGCATTGCGAACGCTGCGACCGAAGCCGTTCAGGAACTCTTTCCAGATGGCGCGCGGGCGCTTCAGGCCGATATCGGCCCAGGCGTTGAACTCCGCCAGGTCGATGGCGAGCGGCTGGCCACCGGACGCCAGATCGCAGTCGCGCACCAGCGCATCGACCGTCGGCGACCACGGGTAGCCGAGGCGGTCGAACCATTCGTCCCAGAAGCCCAGCTTGTTCGAGACGCCGCCGGAGAACAGGTTGAAGCCCATGGCCTCGATGCGGTCGAGCGCGGCGGCGTAGTCCTTCGCGTCGGGTGCGACCTTCTTCGACGCGTAGTCGATCAGGTCGGCATGCTTGACCTTGGCCTTGTCGGACATGGCGCTGATCTGCCAGCGCGACAGATGCATAGCCTGGTGCCACACGTGCGTAACGCCCCAGCCGGCCAGCTGCTCGAAGCAGGCGTCGACGTCGCCCCACCACTTGGGCACGAAGGGGTTCAGGCCGATCACCACCATGTGGCCGGCTTCACGCAGGCGGCGGATGAACTGCATGCGCTGCGCGTGCGGCGGCGCGCCCGGCTCATGGCGCTGGCGCACCATTTCGTCGTCGGTGGTGAGCGACACATAGACCATGGTCGGGGCCTGATCGATGATGCGCTGTTCCTCTTCCGGCACGCCGCCGCGGGTCTGGTACGCGAAGCGCACGCCCAGCGGCGACAGCGCCTCGACGATGCAGCGGTGAGTCGCCGCGTTGCTCTTCGCGCACGGGTCGCTGTCGTTGCTCATCAGGATCGGGTGACCCATCTGCAGCAGTTCGAACTCCATGGACGTGGATCCGGTATCGAACCACTTCAGCACGCGCGCGATGTCGTTCTGGTCGGACACGCGATCCGGCTTGTTCAGGTTCGCGAAGCAGTAGGCGCAGCCGTGCGTGCACCAGTTGCCGCCGAAGTGCAGCAGCGCGGGGGAGATCAGGTATTCGCCGGTGTAGATGCGGAGTGACATCAGATTCCTCTCATGAGCACGTCGGCGTCCGACATGTCGTGTTCGTCCTTGAAGGCCTGCAGGCGGTCGTACTGGGCACGGTTGAGGCTGATCATGACCGGGTAGACGGTGGGCTTCTTCGGCGGCGGCTTGGCTGTGGTAGCCGCGCCGGTGGTGGTCGGGGCCGGCGCGCTGTCGTCGTCGCGCTGGTGGGCAGCGTTCGCGTCGACGGTGCGTTCGTCTTCGTCCAGCGCGCTGAGGACGTCGTCGAAATCCAGGCCCAGGTGATCGAAGTCGAAGTCGTCCAGGTCGCTCTGCTCGCTCAGTGCGTCCAGTTCGCTGCGCAGGATTTCGGCGTCCCAGTCGCCGCCCTCGGCGAGGCGGTTGTCCGCGATGACGTAGGCGCGGAACTGGGATTCGGTCCAGCCGGTGACATCGAGCACGGGCACGGTGCCGGCCGGGAAGGGCTCGGCGCCCTGCTCCCGGCCCGGCGCGGGGTAGAGCAGCCCGCCGCGGGCGTAGATTGATTCGACGGCCTTCAGGCTGCCGTGCCCCTTGGCGATGGTGCCGTTGCGCACGACGATCGCGCCGACGAAGCCCAGCGCTTCGAAGGTGCGGGCCAGCTGCTCGATCTGTTCCGGCGGGTGGCGCTTGGCGTTGCCGGCGTAGGGGCGCAGATCAACCACCGGGCGCAGTTCAGGCGCGTTCATTGCGGGGTTCCCTTCTTCGGTTTGAGGGTGTCAGAGGTTTCGCGCAGCACGCCTTCGACGAATTCGTCGATCAGGGCCTTGCAGGCGCTCGGCTCGCTGACCGGTGCGACGAGCGGGGCCAGCGTGGTGCCCATGCCTTCGAGTCGGCGGCGCAGTGCGGTGACCAGGTCAGCGGCAGCCGCTTCGATGTCGGCCACCGGGGCGAGCTTGCCGATGAGGCGTTCGTACTCGACCTTGGCGGTCATCGCCTTGTAGCGCTCGTTGATGGCCTTGGCCTTCTGGAAACCGTGGTCGCTCGATGCGGCCGCGACGTTCGCCGCACGCTCATCGTCGTCACCGTGGTCCGACTGGGTGCGCGGTCCGACTTCCTGGCCCCGCGCGGCCGCATGGCGGGCCGCTACGCCGCCGCGTGAAGGGTCGCGGGTGCTGTCGATCAGCGCGAGCGATTCTGCGACCTTCACGGCCTTGGCGTCGTCGGTGAGCACCAGGCGGCCAGCCTTGCGCAGTTCGGTGATGTAGGAGGGCCGGACGCCGATATGGCGGGCGAATTCGGCGAACCCCATTTCCGGCTTCGCTTCGCTCATCGCTCACCACCTTTCACCACTACCCACACCTTTGTGCAGGGTGTGTAGGGTGATGTGTAGGGTACGAGGCGGGCGGAAACCCGCATGGATGCTGGAATGTGCAGGGTGTGCAGGGTGTGCAGGGTCGCGTGTACGCGAGAAATCGATTTTTCTCGGGAATGAGGGCGGTGGCGCTGTGCGTTCTCGCGTGTACACGCGCGCGGAGACCTTGCACACCCTGCACAATGGCGACGGCAAGCCGTTTGCGGGCGATTCGCACCCTGCACAGTACCCTGCACAGGCCCTGCACACCCTGCACAGTTCAGGTCAGAATCCCACACGGCTCAGTCCTTGCTTGTAGTCGTTCAGTGCGTTGCGGAAGGCCTCGATGCAGTCGGAGAAGAACACCTGCTGACTGCTGCCCGGCGGCTCCTCGTCGACGCCTGGCGGGAAGATGAAGGTGCTCTGCTTCGTGGTTGCACCGACCATGTGCCGCTTGCGCTTGTGGCCGCACCGGTGCTTCTTCACCAGCGCATCGATAAGCTTGTTGAGCGGCGCGCCACGGCCGATGCCGTTGCGATGGCACCAGGCGACATAGAGCTGATAGACGTCTTCCGACAGCGCCGGCATGAGGCCGACGCCGCCGATCTCGCCGGCCGTCCAGTGCATCAGGAAGCGGCTGGTCGAGTCGCGTGACAGGTCGATCAGTTCGGCCTTCGCCTCGGTCATCGGCGGCAGCGTATGGGCGGCGAAATTGCCCATGGGCAGGTTCAGCAGGTGGTCATGCAGCGCGGCAATGCCGCCCGCTTGTATCTCGGCCTTCACGGCGGAATAGAAGTCGGGGCCAAGCTTCACCGGCGTCCAGATGACCGCGTGCCGCCGGTCGTCCTCTTCGAGCACGACGGGCATGCGTTCGTTGGAGAGGAAAACCATGTTGACGTGGTTCGCCTCCCAGTACGCCTGCATGTTCTTCGGGTTGATGCGGATCTGGTCGTTCGTGATGAACGACTTCAGCTTGTTCTTGATGTGGAACATTTCGGACCGCGCGACCACTTCGTCGGCGATCAGGAAGAGCTTGCGCGAAGCCCAGTCGTTGAACTTGTCTTCAATGGCCGACTGGTCGATGACCCATCCGTACCGCCCATAGATGGCCATGACCGCTTCGAAGAACATGTTCTTGCCGGTGCCCTGCGGGCCGTGGATGACGACCGTGGTCTTCATCTTCGCGCCGGGGTGCTGGATCGGGTAGGCGATCCAGCGCAGCACCCATTGGTATAGCTCTTCGGCCTTCGGATCGGCCTGGCACATGTACTGCAGCAGATCGAGCAGGTTTTCGCACTTGCCGGCCTTGGGCACGGTCGGCCAGCCGGACCACAGGTTGCACTTGATCGCCGGGTCCTCTTCGCCCGGGTCGAATCCGACCTCTTCCACCCGCACGATCTTGCGCGATGGATGCTCTTGCCATCGGCGCGAGAACTCGCGCCGCGTGCAGAGATCGCGCATGTCCGACAGCGTGACCAGGATGTGTTCCTGATGGTCGAACACTGATCCGCCATGGCCGTAGACGAGCGAGAAGCGATCGAGCAGCGTTTCGACGCTTTCGACCGGCCGCAGATCGGCGGTCGCCGCCCCGCCCCCCCGAGTGTCCGAGTCCCGCGCGGCGGCGGGCGCGGCCCAGTTGAACCGCCTGATCGCGTCCTCGACCTGCGAACGCACCGTGGTGAGGCCGCAGGCGTGGTGCAGGTCGTTGAAGTCGGTGATCTTCGTGCCGCGCTCGCAGAACTGCTCCCAGCGCTGCATGTCATCGGGGAATTCGGGCTTGATCCACTTGCCTTCGACGGTCAGCGCGGCGGTCGCGGCGTCGCGGCAGCCGGTGTTCTCTCTACGGTGCGGCTTGCCGCAGGCCGGGCACAGGTCATCCAGCCGGCCGGTCTTGACCGGCGCCTTGCAGCCCTGGCACTTGCCGAATGCGTCGTCGTCCGCACAGATCAGGATGTTGATGCCGGGGTAGCGCTTGCGCAGCACACGCGCCACCGGAAGCAGATTGCCGGCGTCGAAGGTCACTGCAACGGGCAGGCCGGTCGCTTCGTGCAGGGTGGCGGCCGTCGCGTAGCCTTCAGCGAGGAGCACGCACCAGGTCGGCACGCCGCCCAGCAAGTGGAACTTCCCGATCTTGTCCAGGCCGTAGGGCCAGTACTCCTTGTCGCGCTCCGTCCGTGCGAT